TACAGTGTATATCAGCGCAAGCAGCGCAATCACGAAACGCCTGGACGCCACCTGGGCGGACGGGACGAACAGCGGCGGACGAGCCGCAGGTGTTGCGCTGAACAGCGATACAACATATCACGTGTTCGTCCTCGGCAAAGCGGACGGGTCTGCCGATGCGGGTTTTGACACGTCGCTAACAGCGGCCAATTTACTCGCAGACGCAGCAGTTGTAGCCGCGGGCTACACAAAATATATATATATCGGATCAGTGATGACAAACGGGAGTGCAAATATTTTACAATTTGTATCGTACGGCTCACACTCACGACGCGAGTATTTACTCAAAACGCCGGAAACTGACGTCCGGCAAGTCAACCCTGGCACGTCTGCTAAATTATACACACTGCGAGTACCGGCCGGCCTCGAGCGTTCTGCGACGCTGACGCTCTATTGGAACTCACCGTCCGCCGCCGGCGATCTATTAATCACGTCGCCGAATATTGACGACGTCACGCCGGGCAATGCGGGCAGTCTGCCGAACTCGTTAGTTGTCGCAAACAACACGTCGACGTCTGCACGTGTTGACAACAATCAACTCACAGTGATCACTAACACCGCCGGCCAGGTGCGCGGCAGAGCAACTGGCTCCGACGGCTCCAGCGTGCTGATAATTAGCACGCTAGGGTGGGTCGACAATCTCTCGTAATATACGATTAAATCGTATAATTTCTAATTTCGTTTCGTTTGCCACTGCGTGCAACTCAAGGTCTAACTCGATCATTAATCGAGCTATCTAGCTATATATATATTAATGAGTCAGTCGAGCAATTAAATTGTCTAAATTGTGTAACAACTCAATAGTTTGTGACAATCACGCTAACTCGCTAACTAATTGCTAAATAATTGTTAATTATTTGTTGACAACAGTTAACAGTAATTGTATAATTAACGTGTAATTGATAATAATTTAAATTAAAAAGAGGGTTAAAAAATGAACAATTATTTAATTGCAGATTATGCAAAAAAATACAAACGTGCTATTGACAACAATTTTGCAAGCGCTTGTTACGAGTTATCACTGTCTGATTTAACGCACGCGATTATCGCAAAACGCGCAGACGCAACTGATTGTCGCGCGTGGGGAATCACGGCGACAGAGTGGCGTCACGCTATTTTAGCTGCACTAAATCAACGACTAGTTGACAGCGGACTCATGCAAGATATTGATAATTAATTAATTTTAAAAGAGGATAAAACTATGCATTTATTTTTAATAACAGCAACCGGCGTATTATTATTGTGTGTTTTGATAAATTTAGCAAGCTATCGTTTTTTAAGACGTGAAAAATTATCGCTGCGCTTTTATATTATAACTAATATTTTTAGCATCAGTGTATTTTTAACGTTTTTATTTTTCACACTTCGAATTTAGGGGGGATTAAAAGATGAATATTAAATTAATAAAAAACAATGAGTTAGTCGAGCATTTGACACTCGAAGAATTGAAAAATCGCTATTTAAACAGAGAAACTTATTATTTCAACGAAGATGGCTCACAAGTTGAGTTCACATTTAACGATTGTGCTGATTTCAATGAAGTTTACGACATTAAAAATCGTGAAATTCCGGAAGATATTTGGCTCGAGGTATTGCAAACGTGGCTTAATCACGACAATAGTCGCTCGTGTGTAAGCTATGAAATCGTCGTAGATAATGATTAATTTTTAAACAAAAAGAGGGTTAAAAGATGAAAAAAGATAAATTATTCGTCTTGAACTATAACTTAGGAAAGGCTGCAGCAGCAGGTGATATTCAAAAAGTAAAATTATTGGTTGAAAAAGGCGCAAATATTCATGACGATGAGGAGTGGGCATTATGCCAAGCGGCGGAAAATGGCCATTTAGATGTTGTTAAATTTCTCGTTGAACATGGGGCTGATATTCGCGCCAGCAGAAATCAGGCATTATTTTTAAGCGCAATAGAGGGACATCTTAATGTCGTTAAATATTTAGTAGAGCAAGGTGCTAATATTGATCAATATATTATGTGGGTCACTGAAAGCTATCGACATTTAGATATTCTTAAATTTTTAAAAGATAAGATTGCCAGCAAGCAAAACAAAAGAAGCTGCTACTAAAAGAACAAGAAAAAGAGGGTTAAACAATGAAAAATTTAGAAATACTTGATCAACAAGAATTTTTTAACAACACACACTTAGAGCCGCTGGACCATTGGTCACAGCAGCTGATTGGCTACGACGTGATTTTTCAGGTGCGCGTGACTAATAATAAAAATGAGTCAAAAGATTTTACAATTGTTTTTCAAAATAGCGAGCGCACAAATGCACTGCAAGCGTATTCCGGCTTTGAGATGGAAACAGCAGACGGTTGCGGAGGTGATGAATCAGACGAACTTGACAATTTTTTGAGCAAAACCGGGGAGGGATTTTGGGACGATGACAGTTTTTACAGACAAATCATTGAATATTTGACAGATTTAGCAGAAACAGGGGCGGAAGAGCATTATGACCGCCTGCTAAAAAAACAAGAAGAAGAAAAAGAACAAAAAGAGGGTTAAAAGATGCAAATCAATAAAAAACTTTTGTTAAACCCCAGTCCCACAGTTATAAATTGCGCCAAAACAGTCATTGAAACAATCGCTTATCGCAAGACTGTGGAACAAAAGATAAATGCTATCAAAAAATTAGTGTTAACTGAAATCAACGCAATAGACAAGCGCACGGGTCAACCATTACGTGATCCTGCAAAAATACATCGTTTAAACGGTGAGCAATATGAAGAATTTAAGGCACTTTTACGGAAAAAATATGCGCGCTACAATATGGGAGCAATTAGCAAACCATTTAGCTCTCATTATCCGTTATGGCATATTGAAGAAATTGAAGGACAGGCGAAAAAGGCACTTGTTATTGCACTAGAGCCAGCAACTGGTGTCTCATATGAAAAGCTTATGCAAGACATTCATTTATATGAAGACTATATTAACTTGCATTTGCGTTATCTTATTAAATTTATTTAAACATCACTAATGCTTATTAAAAATAATATGGTTAATCTTTAATTAAAAATGCGTGAAACCCACGAAGTGTGTGAAACCCATGAAATGAGGATAAAAAAATGTGTAATGAAAATATAAAAAAAACAAAAATTAAACTACTATTAAATGGTAAGTTAAATGAACGAACTACGCTTGGTCAGCTAATTAAGCAATTCGAGGAGGATACTTACTGTAGTGTATATATTGAATCACAGTCAAAGGTGCGGGCTATAATTTGCGAGTGGTCGGAGTGTGATGAGTATTTTGACATTCAAAATGGGAAAATTTCCCAAGAGATTTGGATTCAAATTTTGACATGCTGGCTTAATCACCATAGACACAGAATTCCGCAAGTATGGGAAATTGTGATAGATAATAATTAATTTTAAAAAGAGGAAAAGAAAAATGTGTGAAACTCATGAAGTGAATAAAGAACAAGAAGAATATATTTATAAATTACGCCGCCAAGTTGCAGAACTGGAGAGACGAGTCTATCTTTTGGAATGTCGTGAGGCTGAAAGATACGGGATTTTAAAGCGGCTGGAAGAAATGGCCTGGAAAAATGGTTGGGAGTCAGCTGGATGATACTACAACTGCAGCTCAGAGGGAACGTCTTTTAAAAAGGAATGTCTTCATCTGCCGAATTATGCTGCCCAGAGGCATTATGCATGGACGCATTATTTTCTTGTGTGCAACCCACGACGTGAGAGTTTTTACTATCTAACATTTGCATTTCATTAGCAATTATTTCTGTGACGTAACGATCAGTTTTAGAATTATCTTGCCATTTCCGAGTACGCAAAGAGCCTTCTACATAAACTTTAGAGCCTTTTGTTAAATAGTTTCCCACGATGTCAGCTAAGCGATTAAAGAAAACTACTCGATGCCATTCAGTTCTCTCTTGTAATTTACTCGATTGTTTATCACGATAAAAACTGGTTGTCGCCACTGATATATTCGTCACATGCACCCCGCTCTTTAATTGTCTAACTTCCGGCTGTGCACCTAAATACCCTATTAAAATTACTTTATTAATACCTCTTGCCATTTTTTTACCAATCCTATTGTTTTAATAACAAAATCAATAACTTAAACTATTTTTAACAAATAAGGTCAAGGCTTTGATCTTATTTTCTGATCTTACCTGTAAACTTATCCACAGCTTATCCACAACTTATTCACAGACTTATCCACAGACTAATCTTGTACTATCTCCTGAAGATGTGCCATGCTGGCGGCTTTCTTGGGTTGCTGTTCAAAATTTGAGCACTATATACTACTACAAATAAAATTATGGGTAGCCGGAATCATCCTGGCATTTTGCCAAGATGACTCGTCTCCCATGTCTGCATTGTCACACAGACGCACAAGCTTTGGTTTATTTCTGGGCCTGATCTGGCTGTAGAAATTCGAGATAGCTCGCGGTACGAATGGGGTTGTTTGATAAGCTGATCACAAACAACTAGGCGCAACTTAATAGGAAACAGCTCCTACTCTTCACCCTTCCGCCCCAAGCCGCCGGGTTGCTGCTTTGAAGAGATCCCCCAGTAACAGCTATATATCGCAGCGCTGGTGTTACACTCCCGTCCACTGCGACAATTTAAAACTATATTCTAATCTTTTTACTACTTAATCTCAATTCCTAAACTAACCGTCACTAATTCCTTTTCCTTTCTCTTTATTTAATCTATTAATAATCTTCTTACGTGCAGCTTCTAAAATAGCCTTTTTAAGATCACTATAAAATATAACATCTTTATTTTTAACCCATATCCCCTCAATCATGTCGTAAAATCTTATCTGAAGGTAATCATCATGAGTACTCATTATCTGATGTTTATAAAAAGGAACAATACTCACATTATCAATCTTCATAAAATTAGAAACAGGGTAATAGATATACTCACCACAAGGGCCTTCTAATTCTTTGACTCTCTCTTCTAACTCTGCAATTCTTCTTAAGAATTTAAACATGTTACCTCCACTTATCCTGAGAACCTAAACTTACCGTCACTAATGAATCCTCTGAATGATCTCCAGAAAACCTTGAATCATCAGACGCAAAAGAATCTCCAGACGTCCTCTCAGATGACGGCGAGAGCCGCTGACTAAAAAAACCTTGCTCGGCTAATAATAAACGTTGCTCACTTCTAGCCGTCGCTAAATAATATGCCCCCAAGGCCGCACAAAATACCGCAAATATCCAAACGCTCATCGTCAAACTGTTTGAACTTATTCCCTTTAAATTTAATGCCAATACATTCACCGCGCGCCCAAGGTCAAACGCTACCGCAAATCCACCCGTCGCAATCAACGCCGTCCCAATCCCTGTACAACATAAAGGATGCCTATTCACTCGGCTTTTATCCGTCTCCATTTTAACCTTCCGTTTAATAAAAAGTGGTCTGTAACCTTCCTCTGTATAAAGCTTATTCACAAAGGCTCTAAAAGAATTCTTCGCATAAATCAATTGTATGTCAAGCGCTATTTGGTCGGCCAGCGAACCACTGCCCAACCGATACACCGAAACCCTCCTAAACAAATCATACCTGATCTTCTTACGTATATTCCTTAAAATAAATCCCGCAATCTGCTCCCGAATCCTTCCAGAATGCCACCTAAACAAATTATGACGCCTCAGAATACGCAAAATAATCGGATCGTAATAATTACGTATATAATCCTCTTTCGCCCTGTCAGCCGCCTCCTTCTGCCTTATTTCCTCGGCAGCAAAACTTATCCCTCGCTGCAAAGGCTTTACACTTGACCTACTCCCTTCTTGCTTTAAACAGGACTTCAAACATCGCATGTAGAACTATCCTCACTTCGTGGGTTGCACGCACTTCGTGGGTTGCACGCACTTCGTGGGCTGCACGCACTTTCCTCATCTAAAGTATCTGATTCTTGTAACGGTGAACGCCTATTCTCAAAAAAATATTTATCCCAAGCCTGATTAATTAAAAAATCTAAATATTGCGAGACCGCTAACCTCGATAAACCTATCCGCTTCTGATAGTCATCTCGCAAAATCTTTAAGTTCTCCCACGCTTCAGCACTTAATCTTATCATGTGACCACCTGCCATTTAATTATCTCCTCTTGTTAATTCTTAAATACAAACTCATTATATAATAGTAGTTAATTATAATCAACTTTTTGTTGACAAACATCTAATAACTAATTATAATCAACATATAACTAAATAAAAAGAGGGTTATCAAATGAAAATTATACTCAACTGGCCGAAGTATAAGGTATTTAATATTGAATTGAGTGACCGAATTACACCGAAAGAATTAAGTGATTTGGCAGAACTGGTAAGAGAAGGTGTTAATTTTAAATGGCGTGAAACCCATGAAATGCTGGATGCTAAATCATGTTAATAAATTATCGTCAACAGGTGGAAACCTGGGTAGCTCAAGGACTCCTACCCAGCGAGGCAGAAAAATATCTCGATGACTATCACGTCAACGCATATTTTGGACTCGGAAAATCCATGAGCTGGCTTAAACAACAAGTTAAAAAATTACAGGAGAAAGACTAATGCATATTAAAAAGATCACTCGGCAAAGCAGAAGAGATTTTTATGCAATATATGAATGCGAACATTGTCACTATTTGACCGGAGAAGAAGAAGGATATGACGATTCATATTTTCATCAACAAGTTATCCCTAATATGAAGTGTGACAAATGCGGGAAAAAAGCATCCAATAATTACAAACCTCGAGCTACTAAATATCCGGATGGCGTGACAGTTTAAATAAGGAGAAATTATGAACATTATTATATCACAACTCATCTTAGTTTTATGCCTAGCAGCAGGCGCACTGGTTGCTCGCTGTTCAAAAAGAATTAAAAAACCCACTAAAAACTTTATGAGAGATTATAAATGAAAGATTTACGATTGGAAATTTGTCCCGATGAGGTGATCGAAGAATTAAATACGACTATCATCAAAGACTTCGAACGACTGGCTAATAACTTAAGCAAGCTTATGGATGCAACTGAAGTGTTAGCCAAGCAGTGCGATAAAAATAGACGCATTAATAATAATTTACTCGACCAACTTTTAAAAAGACGAGATGACTAAGCTCATGATCAAAAGTAAAAAGAAAAAACCCTCTGCATGTGCGAGCGTTCCATTCACCATAGGTGGATCAAGAACACAACGCTCGCGCATGCCTTTTTCTTTCGATCAGGCACAAGAAAAACGACTGCAATATCTAGAACGAATTAAATAAGGGGGAACTAACAATGTTTGATGGAATATTTGAAGGCCGATTATGCACCCCAGAGCCAGCAGAAAGGTCATATAGCAGAGAGTTTGCCGAAATGTGGGAGGACGGATGCGACGATTTTAAAGAAACCAAGGATCCTGATTATGAGTACGATTTGTGGGCAGAACAACAAGCTGTTGAATATTTCAATAAATTAGATGAGGAAAAGAAAAATGAGCAGACTTAAAGATAAATTGATAAATCTGGAAATCTGCCCGCTTTGCGGAGTAGATACAACATCACAGGATTATCAATTTTGCCAAGTGTGTCGACAAAAATATGATAACAATATAGCACAAATCAAATACTGGTATCCAAATTATCCAGCAAAAAAACAAAGAGGTTAAATAATGGAAACAAAAAAACTAAACATTTATCAAAAATTACAAATATTACGTGAACATTTGCCAGACTTTTATGTAGCAGATGCGCAAGGGTATAAATTTACGTACGCATCAGGTGCGCAGATTTTAAAATTCATCAAACAAAAAATGGATGAGTTGAAAATTTTAGCCATCCCGAAACGAGCATCTGACATTAAAGTTACAACACACATGGTCACGACTGATCGTGGACAACATACGGAATATTTAGTCGAGGCTTTAGTCGAATATGTATGGATCAACACAGAAGCCAATAACCCAATAGAAGACTCCCTTACTATTCCATGGATGATTGTAGGAACAGGCACTAATCCTTCACAAGCATTAGGTGCAGCGCTTACTTATTCTGAACGTTACTTCTTCCAAAAGTTTTTTAATATTCCGACAGATGAAGATGACCCAGATAATTACCAAAAACAATCGGGTAATAATTTTACAGTTAAACAAAACTTCACCCCTCAAAAATCTGCACTTAAAACAAATTTTGATGGCCAAATTAAAAAGCTAACAGATGAGGAGTTAATTAAATTTGGTCAGAATGTTTATAAAACAGGCATTAATGCTGGTAAAACTTATGCACAAGTTTGCAAGAGTAATCCTAATTCTATTAAGAAATGGCTCGACAGCAATAAATTAAAAGAGCCATTGCGTTCTAAATTACAGCAACTATTAAATAATAGTGATCGTTTGTTTCCAGATTCAAACGGGGACGAACCTTTTTAAAAAATAAAGTAGAGGATTAAAAAATGTGTGAAACTCATGAAATGCGTGCAACCCACGAAGTGTGTGAAACCCATGAAATGCAAGAGAAAAAAGCAACACTCTATGAATTAACGGCGGACTGGTTAAATCTTATCAATCAGCTTGAAGAAGCAGAAGGTGAAATTAATGAAGAGCAAATGCAATTATTTGATGAGTTAATATCACTAACAGATGATAAGTTTAACAAGACTTTGTACGTTATCAAAGACTTGCAAAATAAAGCTGATCTTTGCAAGGAAGAGGCTGATAGATTATCAAAGCGCCGGAAATCTTTTGAGCGACAAGCAAATCTATTAAAAGATAGATTAAAAGATTTAATGCGTGCGGCTAATATCAAATCAAAAAAGACAGATTTATTTACAGTATCGCTTCGAAAACCTGCAGCGTCTATATCTGTTGTAGATGCAGATAAATTAGATATTGGTTATTTAATTCCGCAAGAGCCGAAGATTGATAAGATCGCAATTTTTAGAGACATAAGAGACGGTAAAACTGTTGAGGGCGTGGAATTAAAATATGGTCAGCCAAGTTTAATCATTAAATAAGAGGAAATACTACCATGAACATAAACAAACGAATATTTAAATTACGTAAAAAATTAGGGTGGACACAAAAAGAATTGGCGCAAAAACTTAAAATCAGTCAGTCAATGATTTGTGCTATTGAAAAAGAATATTATATCCCAGGTGAATTAATGATGAAAAAAATTGAGAAGGTCTTGTTAAAATTGGAGAAGAGAGGATAAATAAGATGGCAATGAATCTAGCAATGCGATTGGCTGCACAAGAACATGAAAGATGGGCGCGATGGCAAAAATATCTTCATTCAAAATGTAATAAAAATTCAGATGGTTCGTTAACTATTCCTAGTGAGCTTGTAAAACGATGGGAGAAACAAATAGTTACTGACTTTTATAGTCTATCTGAAAAAGAAAGAAAATCAGATTTAAAAGAAGCTCAAAACACGCTTACAACATTACAAGTATATTTTTTTCAGTTAAGTCAAAAAGCCTATTTAGAGGATAAATAAAATGAACAACGATAAATTAAATAATGAATTAATTAAAGCGGCAGAAGTAGGTGATCTTGAAAAAGTAAAATTACTGATTGCACAAGGTGCGGATATTCATGCGCAGAATGATTGGGCATTATGTGTGGGTGCCCGTTACGGCCATCTAAGCGTGATTAAGTTTTTAGTTGAACATGGTGCTGATATTCATGCAGATGATGATGAGCCATTATGTGTGAGTGCACATTATGGTCATTTAGATGTAGTTAAATATTTAGTAGAACAAGGCGCAGACATTCATGCGCGTAATGATGCGGCATTAGGTTGTAGTATAGAAAATAAACATTGGGATGTTGCAGAATATTTACTAGCTAAAATGAGAGAAACCCATGAAATGTGTGAAACCCACGAAGTGAAGGAACAAGCATGAACAAAGACAAATTAAATAATGAATTAATTAAGGCAGCAGAAGCGGGCGATCTGCAAAAAGTAAAATTGCTTGTTGAACAAGGTGCAGACATTCTTACGTGTAATTATGAGGCATTACAATCTGCTATAGAAAAGAGAAATAGAGTCATTAAATATTTGATATCTAAAATAAAGGAACAATAATGTGTGAAACCCACGAAGTGCGTGCAACCCACGAAGTGAGAGGAACCCATGAAATGAACAAAGAGAAATTAAATGATGAATTAATTAAGGCAGCAGAAGCAGGTGATCTTGAAAAAGTTAAATTACTTGTTGAACAAGGTGCAGATATTCATGTAGATGATGATGACCCAGTAGGTGTGAGTGCACATTATGGTCATTTAGATGTAGTTAAATTTTTAGTTGAACAAGGTGCAAATATTCATGTATATGATGAGTATGCATTACGCAATGCTGCGGAAAATGGTCATCTAGATGTTGTTAAGTTTTTAGTGAATCATGGTGCTGATATTCATGCATATGATGAGTGGGCATTACGTGCTAGTGCAAAAAATGGGCATCTTGATATTGTTAAGTTTTTGGTTAAACAGGGTGCTGATATTCATGCCGATGTTGAAGGCGCATTACGTTTTAGCGCAAGAAAAGGTCATCTAGATGTTGTTAAATTTTTAGTAGAACAAGGTGCTGATATTCATGCATATGATAATTTGGCATTACGTTTTAGCGCAAGAAAAGGTCATCTAGATGTTGTTAAGTTTTTAGTAGAACAAGGTGCTGATATTCATGCATATGATGAGTGGGCATTACGCAATGCTGCGGCAAAAGGTCATCTGGATGTTGTTAAGTTTTTAGTAGAACAAGGTGCTGATATTCATGCATATGATAATTTGGCATTATGTTGGAGTGCGGAAGAGGGACATCTTAATGTAGTTAAATATTTAGTCCAACAAGGCGCGGATATTCATGTATATGATAATTTGGCATTACGCAATGCTGCGGCAAATGGTCATCTAGATGTTGTTAAGTTTTTAGTGAATCATGGTGCTGATATTCATGCAGATGATGAGTATGCATTACGTTTGAGCACACTAAATAATCACTATAATGTTGCAGAATATTTGAAAAGTAAAATGAAGGAACAATAATGAGAGAAACCCATGAAATATAGGAGCAAACAATGAAAATATTTTTAAATGGGCAGGAGATAATCCAAAGGAACTTTGTCCATTGCGTGAATGTTTAGAAATAACTTTAACAGAAGTGACTAACAAAGATAAAGACTAATTCCAATAATAGTCATTATCGGAACTAAGAGGAAATAAAATGAAGACATGGGCTACCATTGACGAAGCAATACCTTATCAGGAATTGGATGATTCACATCTGCTTAATATTATTAAATGGATTAAACGAAAAGCAAAATCAGGCATAAGTATTATTGAACATTCACACGATATGGGTTATGAAACTACAGAGACTGAAAATTTATGGACATCAGAAGTTAAGTTAATGGGTGGTTCAGTCTTAGATTATTATGACTATGAAAATTTATACAAAGAAGCTCTACATAGAGGGCTCCTAAAGGAAAAATAAAGATGATTAAATTAGATGCTTATATAGGGAATAACAGGATTAGCATTTCTCTAGATAGTTTCGAACATTTATTAAACTGTTTAGACAATCAAAAATACATTCAGGATGTTAATGCAGATGCAGCAGACTGTGATTACAAAAAAATTCAAAGAGAAACCCATGAAATATAGGAGCAAACAATGAAAAATTATTTTAATGGTTTAAAACTCGGGACATTGTCAATAGCAATTATATGTTTAGCACTTCTTATTTATTTTTTTATTTCGTCAAAAAGAATAACACCTGCTCATCAAGATCGACAAAAATATGATAACGCTAAAGATAGCGATGAAGAGGGTCATGGTGCGCCTGAGACAAAAGGTGTGCCAGCAGACTTGATCGGTATAAGCTCGCTGGCTGCAACATTTGGTATAGACACAGGTGTGCTCATCGACTCACGAGGGGCTGCAGAAAGTTATGATTATGACGATAATGATTATGATAAATCATCATCTAATAGTCATTATCGGAAGTAACAATAGGAGAAATAACATGTTAATAACTTATGTTTTTATGTTTCCAATAATTGGAATACTTTATTACTTAATGATCAAGACTAAAAAAACGACAGAAAAATCTACTCGTAAAATTATTGGTGAGTTTTGCATTCAATTTTACAAGAATCATCCTCGTTTTTATCCAATTTATACAGATTCTATTGTAGATAAACATAAAAATGAATATAAAATCAAACCTCATGAAGATGAAGTTTTATCCCTTTATTGGAAACACTCAACATGGGTTCCTGCTTCTCAGGTATTTTTCTATGAAGATTTTGAAAAGAACTGGAGAGAAGAACAACGTAATAAAATCGTGAAATCATTATTAGATAAAAAAGAAATAGTAAAAGATTATTTTGAAAACTAATACGACGATGAAAAGGGATGGCATTATGCACGTAAAAAGACCAAAAAAAAATAAATAAATAATGGAAAAGCACGAACAAATAGCTTTTGTACAATGGTTTAAATATCAATATCCAAACTTACCTATTATTCACAATCCTAATGAGAATATAGTTCCACAAAAATATAGATACGCTTATTTGAATCATTTAAAAAAAATGGGCTTGATGAAAGGTGTTGCGGATATTCTTATTCCAGTTTCTAATAAAAAATACCGTCTTTTATGGATAGAGTTCAAATGGGGTAAGAACAAACAAACGAATGATCAAAAGGAATTTGAAAATAAAATGAAAGCATTAGGGGATGCCTATTTTGTTTGTTATACCTGGAACCAGGCTAAAGAAATAGTAAAAGATTATTTTGAAAACTAATACGACACAGGCTCATTTTTTTGGAGTGAGGCATATTCTTTGCGCCACACAATTGAAAAATACCTAAAGGCATCAGCAGCATGCGATGACCAGTCATGTTCAGGATGCGATAAATATACTTTTCGAATAATATCATATTTCTTCGAATAAGAAGATAAAGCTTGAATACCTTGTCTGCAATATTCTTCGTGAAAATAACATTTCGGCAACATCTGGCGTACCGCCTCTATCCCATCTTGGAAGGGTAATTTAGGAACGACTTGAAAGTATAAACCTAAACTTGCTGCTGTTTCTAATCGCGACTTGCCCGTTCCTAATTCTCGTACCGCAATATCGTGAGGCGCATAATGCCCTTGTGGATGATATCTAAACCGAAAGTATCGAGAAATTTGAGATAGTTGTTGGACATAATGTTTTATTCCTTCACCAGAATTTTCATAATAATAAATGAATCTTATCTCATCTCTGAGAGTTTGCATGAACCAGATGGCCATTGCATCTGCCATACCCAAATCCCAGAATGTAAAAACAGGTAATGTCACATCAATATCAAAAATTCTTATACGGTTTTTCTTGCGTAAGTTATTAATAATCCGACCAAAATAAGAACCGCTATTAACAGCATTCCAGGACAGATAATATTCTTGCTGAATTAAATCTTCATCCCGTCCCTCTTCACGTTCTTTCTGAATATCATCGGCTGAATATAACGGCAAACCATCATGATCCTTTGTATCATCAACTGTCAGATAACATGTATACCAGTCCTTATTGTTTTTCGCCATTTGATATAATTCATAACCATGATTAATCCCACGGGGCGTGTATTGAAAAATTACTGATCCTTTATTGCGTCTGACAACCGGTGAGAGATATTCCCACGCAATCGGTGATTGTAAGGAATATTCTCCAAACACGATAAAAATTGGATTTGTCCCAATCATCTTAGACCAATCTGCCCGAGTTGCACCATCTGTCCCACGAAAGATTACACGTGATCCATTCTTATAGGTGACCTCCATATTAATATTATCTTTATGCTGAATAAGTTCTTTGCCCAAATAATCTAAAAAAGGTCGTCCATCATTATCAACACCTTTCCAAATAATATCACGTGCTTGCTTTTGATAAGGCAATAAATAAAGATAAGTACCTACTCGAAGTTGAGCAGCACATGAAATAATGGATAAACAAAAAATGTCCTTGCCTGATCGCCTGTGAACAACTAACGCCATTCGACGGTAGCCTTCTACAAAATAAGCATGAAACCACCTTTTTTGGTGATCATAAGGAACACAAACCGGTAAAACAACTTCAGTCATTTTTTAAAAGTTTTCTCTATTAATCGTGTGAGAGATTCTTTAATCCATTTATAATTAGTATTTAAGGTAATTAAATTTTCATCAATTTTGTGTAACATTTCTGCATTCTTATTTGTTTTTGCCCACATTATAGCAACAATAATTATCAAAATCGGAAAACCCACATCTCCTCCAAGCGCCAAAATTTTTAATAAAAGTGCATGTGTAATCATTTTAAAGTCTTCAAGTTAATCTTGACCCAAACCAGGAGGAGATGCAAACATCCATGAGCGCCTTAAAACTCGGATCAATTGTAATTTGATAAGCTACCGAATAGGCTAGAATCAATAAGGATGCAATCACAAAAATAGGTCGAATAGATGCCCTTAAATTGGAAACCCACGCTGATATATTCCCAACGACATCCCAGTTTTTATAATCAACTTGTGCTCTTAATAAATCAGCATTAGCCTTAACATACTCTGGCATGACATCTGGATTGGTAACAGCCAGCGAACTTAATGTTGATTCTTGCGAATCATCTTTGGGCTTTAAAAATTTCTTCTTAAGAAAATCAAAAGCCGGTGGTACAACTAATCCCGCCAAGGATGCAATTAATTCAATCATATTAATACCCTCTCTTACCACATCGCTCTTTTCAACCAGCCTTTAAAAAATTTTAAATTGCTTGGATATAACCTGGTAATGTCTTTATAAAAATTAGCCGCTTGCCATCTTATCTCACGCAATAACAAACAATTTAGCCAAACATCAGATACTATATCATTGACAACTTTTAAGGTTTTTTTGCCAATAATGCCGTCAACAATGAGATATTTTGGGCCGAGAACATTACATGAGTCCTGCAATATTCTATTAGCTCGGGATGCCCCCATATTAACACATAGATCAAAAATCTTCGTTGCAATCTTTTGATCATTAATTTTACCATATTGGTTTTTTAACCAGAAATTCTGCTTGTAAAAATTGATTGCATCTTCTTTAGTTAGAATGTGAATATCATCAATATCAACATCCCCGTCTTTATCTAAATCACCACTTTCCCCATCAATGTCATGCAAGGATTTCAGGTAACGCAATGATATGCCGTACTTTGTCGCACCTCCACGATCATTCTTATCATTGGAAAAAATTCCTTCATGCTGTAAAACCGTATTAATTGCAATTTCAAAGATAGCCATTTATTCACCTTAGTTGTTCTAATTACTTTACAAGTAATCAAATCATCAGCGAAAATTTTTTAATACCCGTCTACATCTAGAAAGTACCTTTCTACATTGAACGGGTATTTTTTTATCATTTTTCCTATGTTATAATCGAACATCCCATGGCATCCAGGATTAAACAGATGCTCATTCAAGATAATGATCAGTTATTTTCAGAATTAAAGCAAGCCTTTGAACGCACCCCATTTGTAGTGATGTCAATGTCATTTAATGTGGAAAAAAAAGCTTTTCGCATCGGATTTGAAGTAACTGAATTATTACCCCCGAAACCGACTGATTTAATTCAACAAGAAAAAACTTATCGCTTCTTTCGTGAAATACCACTCACTGACTTAGTGCAAAATCAACGCTTTTGCCTCACCCGTGATCAGGTTGCCAATTTGCGAATTAGCCTGAATACCGAATTTAAAAAGATGAAATCAGTCACCAACTAGATGCATGATGACAAATTAGTTATAATCAAATAAGAGCGCGCCCATTCTTTGACTATGTGTAAAGAGGACTATACCTATGGCAAAAAAATGGATACAATCGGCAGTAGCGCGCATGCGCGCGAAAGGGACAGTCGGTTCCTTTAGTGCAGCTGCCAAGCGAGCGCACATGTCAACATCTGCTTATGCGCGAAAAGTTTTGAAAAATCCCAAGGCGTCTACTACACTGAAGAGACGCGCACAATTCGCGCTCAATGTTGCTAAAAGATCACGGAGTTAACATGAGCATTCCAACAGTCGACGAATTAATCTGTAAAAATCGCGAAGCGATTATTCATAATTTTAATTCTATCTATAAACCCGATTTTTGTGAAAGAGCATTCGAATGGTTATCCATCGGACATGATAAAAAGTCATTGTGTGCTTTATTTTCTACGTCTGAAGAAAGTATTTATAAGTGGATCAGGAAATTTCCTGATTTCAAAAAAGCGGTTGATCAGGGGACAGCCATTGCACGTATTAAGTTCATGGAAGCACTCAAGGCGGCGAAGTATCGTAAGGATGCTCAACCTGCCATTTTTCAGATGATTGGCCGAAATCAATTTGGTTTCGATACCAAACCGAATCACAAAAAATACATCATTAAAGATATGCCCGATGATCCGCAAGCACAAGTTACGCATATCGTTAAACAGGCGGCAATGGGTAAATTACCTTTATCGGTCGCCATGGATTATGTGGAGATGATTGCAAAAGGTCATACGGTTGATATTGCTGATTTGCGTAAACAAGTGGAACAAATCAAAGATGTCCTTAAGAAGTGATGTAGCCACACTCTATCGTAAATTTGTCCTGTGCGAAAAGCAACATACGCGTCTCATTGTTAAAGATGAAGATGCAATGAGTGCTGACGAATATTTATTAGCCAATCATCTAAATCCTGACACTACTCTATTGGTAACCATTGATATACGATGATTATACATGCCTTTGTTTTTTTTACAGATACAAACCGTTGGTATAGACGGTTCTTAAAAAAAGGATTTGGACACTGTTATGCGATGATTTTGGATGAAGAGTTAAACTGGCATGTGATCGAACCGTTTGTGAATTATGGGAAGATATCTAACGGTAAGCACACTCGGTTAATTTACAGCCATTTTGTAAAAATAAAGGTAAAAACGACGTGCAGGGTTAAATTCTTTTTACCCACATGTGCTGGAATTATCAAGTATTTTCTAGGAGTTAAGGGTTGGTATATCTTTACGCCATACCAATTATGGCGTAAACTATTAAGATTAAAGGAGTCATCCCATGGGATTTCTGGAGAGTGATTCACCTCAACCTGATCCCGCCCTGGAAGAACAGGAGCGGGAAATGAAAAAGCAACAAGATCGAATTGAAAAGCAACAGGAAGCTGAACGGATTGCTTTTGCAAAAGCCGGTTGGTCAGGTTTAGCATTTACTCCTCGTTCATGGCCAAAAGATACATTGGGTTAAGCGGGAGATATAAATGGAATTAGATGTACTGCTCAAGCGTTTTGCAGCGGCAAAAAGTGAAGCTCAAATCTGGACATCTTTATTTGATGATGTCTATCGATATATCTTTCCGCAACGGAACTTAATCTCACAACGAAACGTCGGCACAAAGACTAATAAGCACATCTATGATTCAACCGCATTTATTGCCGCTCAACGATGGATTTCAAAAATTCATCTGGGTCTTACTCCGATGGAGAAAAACTGGATCAAGTTAGAGCCTGCATCTGATGTTCCCCAACCGTTAAATCAAGCAATTGCAGATGGTCTGGAGAAGATTACCAACATCATCTTTGATGAGATAAATGCTTCACACTTTCATCTTGTGATGAATGAGGCCTATCATGATTTGGCAATAGGCACAGGTGCGATTTTGTGTTTTACCGATCGATTGGGTAAGTTAACTTTTCGCTATGTTGCACTCCAGAACTTCTATCCAGAAGTGTCAGAATCGGGTATGTTAAATAATGCTTGGCGAGAATTTAAAGATGTGAATGTCCATGAACTTGAATTTTTATGGCCGAAAATGAAGTGGCCATCTGAACTACTCGAATTGAAAGAATCTAATTTAGTTAAGAAAGTCGATATTATTGAAGGAACTATATGGAATGAAAAGACGCAAAAATATGATTATATAGTTATCTGGGCAGATGGCGCAAAAATTATCTTTGAAGAGAGTTCGCCGTCATCTCCTTGGATCGTCTTTCGATGGTCAAAACGAGCAGGGGAGAGATACGGACGCGGACCTGCATTGGATTGTTTACCGATTGTAAAACGACTTAATAAAATGGCAGAATATGAATTAGCGTCTGCCGAACTGATAGCTTATCCTATTTATTTAGGTTTTAATGACGGAGTTTATAATCCGTATCAAGTTTTACCAAAACCTAAGACAGTCATTCCGATTGCACCGGGTGCGCGCATACCTTTACAGCCCTTACCGCAAGCGGGTAATGTTCAATATTCGCAATTGATGATGGCCGACTATCGACAACAGATTGAAGCGATCTTCATGAATATGCCGATGTCTCCTGTTGATTCACCTGTTCAGACTGCTACCGAAATAAATTTTAGAGCTCAACAAGTGCTTGAACAGCAGGCGCCATCCTTAGGTCGATTGCAAACTGAATTGTTAAATAAATTGATGGATAGAATTATTTTTGTTTTATCACAACGGGGAATCATACCGCAGGTTGATATTCAGAATAAAACCATCAAATTAAAGGGTGTGAATTATCCGATTAAGATTACATATAATACTCAGCTTGCACAGTTAAATGCTCTACAGAAAGCAAATGCTGTGACAACGTTAACGCAACAATTACAAATGATTAATCCACAGTTACCGATGATTATGTATAATATCCCCGAACTTGGTATTTATCTGGGTGAACAAAACAACACTGATTTAAACATTTTCAAACCGTTGCCGATGATACAGCAAACACTTGATCAATTATTACAAGCACAAGTTGCAGGATCACAAGCAACGGGTCAACAACCACAACAACAAGTAGGAGCGCTATAATGCCTTATGAAATTTCAAAATCTCAATATGAAGAAATGAAAAAACAGATGTTAGAACAAGTTCAATATAATAATCAGGTGATTGTCCTGATTAAGGAATTGTTTTCAACAGAGAAAGGAAAAGCATTTTTGAAATTAATTGAACCAATGTTCATGAATGTTACCTTTCCGATGATGCAGAAGAAATCGGTCATTGAAGATATGTATGGATCAGTTGATTATTATGTTGGCTTTAAAGAAGGTCAACGTAATCTAATCAAGTGGTTACACGAAGGACTCACCAAAGAAATCACACCAGAAGCTGATGCAATTAAAACATTTGATCAACAATATTCGATAGCGGGAGAATAATTTATGCCAGAGAATGCGCCAGAATCGGGAGTATCTGAAACTTCAACAGAAACAAATTCAGAGCCCACAACAAATCCTGTAACAGGTTCAGATCTTCCGATTCCGGCGGATCAACAGGTTGTTAAGTTACAAAATCCATTTGCAGAAAATACAGAGACAGAAGAAGCACCTAGTTGGATGTGGAATGAATCCACACCTGGCACAGGTGCAAAACCTGATTGGTATTTGGGTGATAAATATAAATCTGTTGAAGAACAAGCAAAAGCTTTGCCGCATGCCGAGCAGACCATTGGTCGACTTAAACAGAAACTCGGAGGATTTACGGGTGCACCCGATAAATATGATTTTTCAGGTTTGGAAATAGATGTTAATACAGAATCTGAAGCTTATCAGAAGTTTGAGAATATTTGTCGGACATATAATGTTTCCCAAGAAATGGCAAATGAATTTGCCAAGCTTTATACCGAAGCCATCCAAGAAGGTCTCGGTGAGTCTGCAATTAACTTCGAAGAAGAGTACAAAGCATTAGGTGAAAATGCGGATATACGTGTACAGCAAATAAAGAACTTTGCAAATAATTTATTGGGTGATAAATCAGCAAAACTCGTCAATGAACTCATGGAAAAGCCGATGCTTGAATATGTCGTGCTGTTCGAAGAGATCAAAGAATTATTAACTCAAACGGTTCCCCCTGATTCAGTCCTTGTTCAAGGGCCGGGTACACCTCAAACGGTAGAGGATCTCATGAAACACATGGTTGATAATTTACATCGTGGTGAAAATTTAGAAAAGAAATTCCAAAGAGATCCAGCTGCTTTTTCAGAATTTATGAAGAAAATTAAAGAAATGCAAGACGGAAGCGGTAAATAGTATTATACTATTCAAGTGCTTAATCGTCCTCGTTGATCAAGAGCTTTACCCAAGCTTTTGGCCTCTTGAGACCGAGCCTTACGCGAGATAGCCAACAGGTTATTACGTTTAAACTCAACTCAAGGGGTGTTCAATATGACAACTCACTCATCTTCTTTAACAGCGGCTGCTATTACCGTTTTTGATCCGTTACCAAAACAAGCGTATCAAGAAAATGGTTTTTTGTTACGTCCGACTGTTTATACAAAAACAGTTGCCTCTGGTAATACTGTAACGTTTAAGAATTACGGTAAGGCCATGGCTTATGAAAAAATTCTACAGAATGACTATACCTTATCGAATATCGCCGTCTCTGATGTGTCCGTCACATTGAAAAATATTGCGGCAGCAGATATGACCGATATTTTTTCCAAGAAAGATGTTAACTACGACGATATGAAAGAAGTCGCTGATGCGCTAGGAGCTGCCATTGGTCGGCGATCAGACATGCTCGTAGTTGATGCACTCACTGCTTCTGGAACAACAAATACTATTACAGAAAGTGGAACCGCTGGTTTTACTTATGCGAAATTTTTGAAGTTAAATAAGTTCTATTCTGCTGTGGGCGCATCGGGTCCCAGAACCAAGAAATTCATCTTAATTGATGAAGAGGGTGAAGAAGATATCTTAAATGAAGATAAATTCATTAACAGTGACTACATCTCACGATCAGCTATTGAACGTAATGGAGGTTCGCTAAATGGTTTAGAGATGAAAGGTTATAACTGGATAGTGATGGGTTCAGATGGTGCAAGAACTGGTGAGTCTTATGGTATACCTGTAGATACTGGCACAAAGATTCATACCGCCTATGCTTGGACTGAAAAAGCAATTGGTTTTGGTGTGGCCATGGATTTTTCTACTCGTGTTGATTGGGTACCTCTTAAAGGGGGTTGGTTAACAGTGAGTACTCTAAAGGCCAATGCTGTTGCTAGAGATCCTGTCGGTATTGTTTCCATTGAATATTATGCAGCTTAATTAGGAGGGTTTAATTATGGCTTTTGATAAAGATTATTTAACAGAAGTAACCTCTGGTAAAAACAACAACGCAGGGTCTGTCTGGAAATATATATCCAGTGGCGATACAGTTGCGACAATTACTGGATCGAGTTATTTCAACGATATGAGTTATGCCTTTAATACGGGTGATGTAATTCTCATTGAAGGGTCAGATGATGAGGAAATAATAAAAGTCACATCTGCTCGATATGCATCAACTGTTACAACGGAATCATTTACTCATACAGGTATTGATGCAGGTGTCATCACGAATACACATGTAGGTGCTTCGGCTGCCATTGACTTTAGCAAACTTGCAGCCTTAACTGACGGTAATATCTTAGTCGGTAGTGCTACAAATGTTGCCACCTCAGTGGCGGTAACCGGTGATATTGCTATCACAAATGCCGGTGTAACATCGATTGCAGCGGGCGTTATCGTGAATGCAGATGTAAATGCTTCTGCTGGCATTGAGTTCAGTAAACTTGCAGCCTTAACTGACGGAAATATATTAGTCGGTAGTGCAACAAATGTTGCTACCTCCGTTGCAGTCACGGGTGATATTGCTATTACTAACGCAGGTGTAACATCCATTGCAGCTGGAGTCATTGTGAACGCAGATGTCAATGCCTCAGCTGGGATTGAGTTCAGTAAACTAGAATCTCTGACTGATAGTAATATCATAGTCGGGAGTGCTACCAATGTTCCGACTGCCGTTGCAGTCACCGGTGATATTGCCATTACTAATGCAGGGGTGACATCTATAGCTGCCGGTGTCATTGTCAATGCGGACATCAATGCTTCTGCAGCTATTGACTTTAGTAAGCTTGCAGCTCTGACTGATAGCAATATTTTGGTTGGGAGTGCTACTAATGTTGCCACAGCTGTTGCTGTAACTGGCGATATTGCCATTACAAACGCAGGTGTGACATCGATTGCAGCAGGTGTCATTGTCAATGCAGATGTCAATGCTTCTGCTGGTATTGAGTTCAGTAAGCTAGAAGCTCTAGCGGATGGTAATATTATCGTCGGTTCTGCCTTGACAGTACCGACTTCTGTAGCGATGAGTGGTGATGTCACTATTAATAATGCTGGTGTGACCTCCATTTCTGCAGGGGTTATTGTTGATGCAGATATTGATGCTTCGGCTGCCATTGACTTTACTAAACTTGCTCCTTTGGCAGACGGTAGTATGTTGGTCGGCGATGCGACTAATACAGCCACTGTCGTCACCATGAGTGGTGATGTTACCATGACCAATACTGCTGTAACCTCCATTTCTGCAGGGGTTATTGTCAATGCTGATATTAATGCAGCTGCTGCTATTGACTTTAGTAAGTTAGCAGCACTTGCTGACGGTAATATCATAGTCGGGAGTGCAGGAACGGTTCCCACCTCCGTTGCTATGAGCGGTGATGCAACATTAGCAAATACGGGTGCATTGACTCTGGCATCCAATATCATTGATGTTCATCACTTGGGGAATGCAACAGTGGTCGGTACGACTACCGCTGGTGCTACTTTTGTCATTGCTTTAGATGCAGAAGCAGCCGCTGCAACTATTGACTATGATTTATCTGCTAATGCTGATACCAACGTGAAATTTGAGATTTTACACGCATGGGCTCAGTGTACGGCTACTAATGCTGGTGGTACAGCAACTGTCTATAATGCTGCTGGTGGTGGTGGACTACCAATCACAGACCCAATGGCAATGGCTACAGTTGATACCCCAACATGGGCATCTAATATTGCTAAAACAGCCGCCACTATTGCAGCAGGTACAACTATTTCTGTTGTGAAAAATGCAGCAGGTGATGATGGTTATGTCTATCTGTTATGTATGCGTGTTGATTAAGTAAAATAAAGGGTATGGCAAAATTACTTGTCATACCCTTTTTTTAAGGAGAGATCATGGCCTTTACAGAAAATGAGGTGATCCAACTCGCCCAATCCTATTTAGGTAAAGGATATGGAACAACCACCGCAGTTTCAACAAATCTCGTTAATACAGCTAAAGCCTTCTTTAAATTATGCTATTCCTCTAACTTAGCAAAACCTAACTGGGGCTTTGCAACTAAAATCGTTGAATTAAGTCAGTTAGTGACAACACCCATTGTCGATGAATATTCTTATATCTATCAATTACCCGCTGATTATAAGTCACTCGTTCGAACTTTTCCCGTCGGCGTGGACTATGAAATCTATGGAGATAACACCCTTTATACAACAGTTAATGAACTCTGGATTGCCTATCGATATAATCCGGATATTACTTTAGCACCTGATTATTTCGTCAGGTTCTTAGCCTACGATATTGCTATTCAACTATCACTGTCCGGCTCAAATGATCCTGAAAAAGCAGCGGTCTTAATAAAATTACGGGATCAGGCAAAACTAGATGCACTCTATATCGATTGTCAATCACACCCAACCCGTTCAATGCTTAATGGGGATTTAGCTCAGGAGGGTTAATGGCTACTAGACAGATTGTTAATTATACTCAAACAACTTTTACAAAAGGTCAATTATCACCTAAATTACAAGCAAAAGTCGATAATCAGGATTATTATAAGGGTGTAAAAACTTTGACCAATGGCGTTCTTATTCCAGAAGGTGGGATCAAGCGTCGGTTTGGGATGGATGATCGAGTTAATGTAGGGTCTGTTGCTAATAAACATGATGATAATTCTTTTCGGTTGGTCAATCTACTATATGCTGATGGTACCGAATATTTAATTGCTTTTGTTTTTACGACAGATGATAGTTTAAATCAAATTCTGATCTATAAAGAAACAGGAACTGCCTTAACGCTGCTCGATACTCTAACTGTCACCAGTTATACTTATTCTATTCTACAAGAGTTAGATTTAAAGCAAGGTTCGAATATTCTAATTGTTTCACATGAAACAATTACGCCTCATTATTTACACCAGGCAACCTCTGAAACAGATTGGTTATTTGAACCCATTCATTTTGAAAATCTGCCGGTATATATTTTTGATAATACTTATGAAAATGCAACGTTTGCAGTATCTGCCACAGCACTTGGGAATAATGTTCAATTAACTATTCCTGGGCATAAAGCAACGCTGACATCTGTATTAGGATTAAGTAATGCTTTTACCTGGGATGGAACGCGTTATCAATTAGCCGGTGTGCATGCTGCCGGTGATCGATATATATGTACCAATACTAATCTTGATCCTGATCCGTCATGGCCTGAACGAACGGTTCAAGGTTCAATTATGGAATATGCTGTTGGACCACCTGCAGGTTTTCAACCAGCCGCTGTCACAGGCACACCTGGCACATTTCCAGCCAATAATGATATTGTCCAAGATTCAGTAACTTCAAACTATTACATCTTTAATTCACTCGCGCATGTGTGGAATAACATTACGAATGTTAATTTTGAGTTTTCAGAAAAGTACATTGATGGACTGTTTTTGGGTAATGAAGGAACCATGCGATTAACGCAATATGATTCTGTCACACAAATGACAGGCACCGTCTTAGTTGAATTTAAGAATATTTCAACTTTTCCGGGTTCAGAGGCGGCTTTATCAGAACCAGCATGGACTAAAATGTTGGGTTATCCGTCTTGTGCAGCTTTCTATGATAATCGTTTATTCTTTGCCGGTAGTCCGTCCTTACCAGCTGGCTTGTGGGGCTCAAAAGCGGGTGCTGATAATTATTTTGATTTTGATGAATCAGGTGCTGATCAAGCGAATTTCGCTCTTGCCTATTTTATCAACACAGGTCAATCAAACATTATTAAACAACTTCTATCCAGTACGGTCTTAAGCGTCTTTACTACCACTGGTGTTGCAACCAATCCGCCAGTCGGTGAATTGGGTTTGACAGCAACCAATCTATCGTTTACCGCACAGAATAAACTGGGTATTAAACCTTCGATTCAACCGGTCTTTTTAGACGGTCAGACGATTTATGTGGATAATGCCAATCGTATTCAATCGATGCAATACGATATTTCCAAACAATCTTTTACAACAACTGATATTTCTTTTATTGCTGATCCATTGGTCAAAACACCTAAACGATTATTTACCATGCAAAATCCAGATACTGTCAATGGATCATTCTTGTTTGTCATTAATACCGATGGAACCATGGCAATCTTTCAATCAATGATTGCAGAGAATGTCGGGGGTTGGTCAGGTTTTGAATCAACCCTCTCCATCGTTGAAGGATCAGCTTTGTTAAACGATGCTTATGTTATTACTAAAGATGCACTCAATAACTATCGAATTTTAAAGATTAACTTTGACTCAGATTTTGATATGCAAGGATCTCAAACTTTAGCACCATCTACTACCATTACAGGTCTGACTGATTATGCTAATCAAGAAATAGGAGTAAAAGCTGATGGATTCTATGCAGGAACTTTTACGGTCTCAGCAGGCGGTGAAATAACAGGATTGCCCTTTTCAGCAACAAATGTCAGCTATGGCTATGAATTTTCCTCAACAATTGAACTTTTACCCGTCAATATCATCATGGGTAATAATAGTATGACACGCTATTATAATCAGGTTATCAGTACATTTTATCTAGATTACGTTGATTCATTAGGCCTGAAAGTAAACGGTGAACAAATCCCTAATCTACAAATGGATGTTACAGGTTTTAATGATGTTCCCACTCCTCAGACCGGCTATTATCCCTATATTTTACTTCAAGGATCGGAGCCTTTACAGACTGTCACAATAACACATGCTGTTCCATTTGATTTTACGATCAGGGGAGTAGCTTATGATTTGGAGATAACGAAATGAGACCATCTATATTTAATCCTCAGACTTTTTCTTACAATCCTTATGCTTTTTTAAGGAAGAATTTATACAATCCAGATTTAACTTCACTTCCGAGAATGGACATTTCTCATTTTATGGGTTTTTCTCGTTCGCCAGCCGTGACAGCTACACCGGCAAAAACCGCTGTTCAAAGTAGTGGGACAGGTTTAGATGCACATACCATTGGGCGCGTTGGTATGGGTGTAGCGGCGGCTAGCACTATAGGATCAATTTTTGAACAAGAAATGGGAACGAATGCACAAATGAGTGCATTAGAGGATGAACAATTACAGAATCAAATGGAAGGATCGCAGCAGATTATTGATCGAAATAAAGAATTAATGCAAGTGGTAGGAGCAACTGTCACAATGGCATCTGCTCGGGGGATTGACTTAGGATCAGGCACATATAAAGCTGTTCAGGAAAAATCAATTAGTAATGCACAAGATGCCAATCGTATTACGCAATTAAATGTTGACATAAAAAATCGAAAGATAAATGAAGAAATGGATGCTTTATATGCAAAAGAGAGTGCCAATATTTTTAATTCCTTTCTTCAAATGGGCGCAAACTTAGGTATGTTAATTGCAATGTAAGAGGATATTTCATGAAAAGTTTACCTACCTTTACGGATAAACCTGAGATTGAACCGGTTAGCGCACCTGATGTTCAGTCATCTTATGAGAGAATGGCTGCTGCCTTACAGAATGTGAGTACTTTAACGACAAGGTTTTTGCAAGAGCCTCTTGAACGGGCAGCCAAACAAAAAGGTACACAAGAAGGGATACAAGAAGATTATAATCCAAAGGGCACACCGATCACCCCTCTTGGAATTGCTGAACGAGAAGCTGCCATAACGGCTCATCGATCAAGATTATTGTTTGATATTAAATCGAAAGTTAATCAACTTTATTTGAAATATTCAACGCCGAAATCACCTATCAATCCAGACGGTGGTATTTCTTACAAATCGTTTCCTAATTTTCAGCAGGCTCTAACGGGTTGGTCAAACGGTTATATTTCGGGAATGTCCAAGACATTTCAACCGTATGCTAAAGAAGTGTTGAATCAATATGCCCAAGTTGCTCAAACCAAATTAATTAGACAGACATCAGAGTTATGGAAAAAACAGCAGACTGCTGATATTCAACTGGGTTTGAATCAACGATTAGATGATCTTGCTGATATTGCTCGACGGGGCGATAAAGCCAGAGCTGAAGCACTATTAAAAACAACTAATCAGGAAATCACGCAATGGGTTTCCAATGGTTTTATGTCGCCAAAAGAAGGAGCGAATGAACAATATAAGTTTTCTAAAACTTATCGAAAGCAAACCTGGTTAGGTGAATGTGAGAGTGCAATTGTCCGTGGAAAATATCAAGAGTGGGTGGATAAAGTTCATAAAAGCCCTGACTTTAAAGATCGACCGATTGAAAGAGAGCAGATTCTGCAACAAGGAGCAGTACTGTATAAGGGTGTCGGAGCAGAAGTTGATACCAGTCATTACATACGCCTTGAGAAACAATTACAAAATCTCAAACAGATACAAAATGGTGGCTCTATCAATACTGCTTTATTAACGGATTCCCAAAAAGTTAATCCTCATCAAGCAGCAACTTATTTAAATGCAGCAAATCTGTACAAAAATTCTGCTCAACTTCATCAATCTTTAAAGTATTTATCTGCCAAAGAATCAAATGATTTACTGGATAATTTCAAAGTTGATCCAAATGATCCAAATGCTTTTGAAGATTTTAAGACACTAGCTGCAGCGCGTGCATATAATCGCAGTCGACTAAAAGAATTTAATGATGATCCAGCTGGTTTTCTTGATTTATCTCCCATTGTGACAACTGCCGTTCAATCTGCTTTTACCTCTCCCGGATTTGATAAATTAAGTCCGACAGAGCAACGCCAAAGAATATTATCTTATAAACTAACAGCATTGGTTGCCAAAGAAAGACAGATGGGCATATCTGAGACTAATCTACAGGTTATTCCTAAACAACAATTGGCACAAGAACAATCAAAGATCAAAGCATTACCACCTACTGATGCAATTTTAGAATTTAATAATTATATTCAAGATTTTCCAGAGCAGTATAGACGAATTGCTATTAAGAATTTATACGATAATGGAAAGGGTGTTCCATTTGCCAAACAGCGACTTATTCAAATGGCGGCCGATCCTAATACACGATCAGAAGTACCTAGTTTTGCTGCTGTCTTAACATTAGCCGCTCAAAAAGGTGGGCAACAGGCATTACTTGATAATGCAAGATTGCAGGATTCTAGTATCACAACGTTTCGGTCAGTCACTCAAGATTTACAAGATAAGTCTGCTGTTAAAGAATATGTGGCCTCTTTATACAATGTCAATGGTAATCCGACAGAACGTATTACTGATTTGTATCATAATCTGACACTTTTAACGTTATATCATGTTTCAAAAGGAATGAATTATGATAATGCACAAGAACAAGCAATCCATGCTTTAATCTCTCAATATCAAACAGATAGTTACAATGGTAAGTACTGGCGAGCACCGACTTCTTATCCTTATAATGGAAAAGATATACCCCTGCAAAAAGATCATATTACAGATGCTATAGCGCATTTATTTGAAGTAGCTAATAAAAAAGGTGTTGACTTACCCACTTCTTATGCACCATTTGTCAGTTCATCTGTTAAATCAGAAGTATATACACCGCAAGTTTTATCGACTGCATCCGTTCAGACTTTGCCAGATGAGAGTGGCTTACAATTAGTCGATTATGTGGGCAATCCTATTACTATTCACGGACATCCGCTTCAAATTAAGTTTGAAGATTTAGTCAATCCTCATTCACAATTAAACTTAGAATTAGCACAACAACCCTCACAATTTAAAAAACGTTTGTTAGAAGTTGCAGCATTTCCTTTGACCGGAATATATGAAGCAAGCCGTAATATTCCGTCAATTCGATATAACTGGCATTATCGACTCAAACCTGAATTAAAAAACATCTGGGGGAAATTAGAAGCGGTTGTTCAAAAAGAAGAAGAGGAAAAGTAAATGACGTTTATTCCTCAAACAGGTAGTGAACAAGAACAAACAAAGCAGGGTATTTTTAATCCAGGCCCTCCTACATCCGAGTGGCAGAACATACAATTACATGCATATAATTCATTGATTTCAGGAATAGGAGATATTGGAACCGTTCTGTTAGGCGATATAGGCTCTTCAAATTTTGTTACTAAAGATGCATGGGGAACTATTACAGGTTCTCTTTTAAATCGACCTACTCTTTCAAAAGAAGAGTTTGAAAAAAATCCTGAATGGCAACATGTCAAATGGCATAAAGGTATTACAAAATGGGAGGCAGAGTATAAAGCTAATCAAATAATAGCAGATGAACTTAATCAAAATTTATTAGATCATTTACCACAATCAAGATTAAATACTCCTATTGGTTGGGCTGGTGATATTATAGGAATGGGACTTAATCCGCTTTCTCATTTGACAGTACGTGGAATTAAGGCGACTGTTGGAAAATTTGGAGCAGGATTGGTCGAAGGTTTAGCTAAGAAGGGTGTTTCTAAATTCGCGTTACGTGCAGCAAAGGTGACTAAAGGAGCCATGGAGGGTGCCTTCTTTATGTCGCCTTTTGTTGCCGGTGAAGCTGTTCGACTAAAATACATTTATGGCAAAGATATGGAACCCGGTGATGCTCTTGAGCAATTAGGAGTGGGAGCTGCATTCAATGGAATTATGCCATTTATTGTAGATTATAGACCAGCTGCAGAAGGCAAACCCTCACAGATTGATATTGATACTAATAGTTTAATTTCAAATGAAGCGCATAAAACAGCCTTACAAACAGCAGTGGGGCAATTATCAGCCGGTAAACGAGTTAGAGTTGAGCCTATTATTCAACAAGCATTATATGAAAAGTCTTTGGAGAGACCGCCACTTGCAATGGAAGAATTACAAAGTGCACATGATGATGTTACACGATCAATACCGAACTTAGAGGAGACTTTATCACCTTATGTAAAAAAAGGTGAATTTCCAATTACAGGTCAGGCACTTATTGATTTAACATCACAAATTAGAAAACTACTGCCGGAAACACGAACTAAATTAGATAATCAATTGCTTGATTATTTAGGTGATAAACCAGAATTACGTTTATTGGAGGATTTACAAAATACACCTGCTAATTTTTTAACAGTTCATGATCAGGATTTATTAAGAAGATTTAATAAACAGGATGAAAATACAATATTATCAGATCGTTTAGACTTTATAAAACGTGAAGAAAAGAGATTAGAAGACGAATTAGAACAGGTACGTTATTCATATAAGGAAGGTTATAAAACTGAAAAAGTTATTAATGAGATTAAAAATGCTCAAGAGCGTATAAAGAAATTTAAAAAAGAAACGGAAAAAAGAATAAAGTATGTAAAGAGTTTAGCTAAAAATAAATTTAAAAAGACATTTTATAATCTTTACAGACAAAAGTTATTAATGCAGTCCTTGAAAGAATCAACAGATGCACAAATGAAGTTAGCAAGCAGTCCTATAACTGCCCCTCATGTAGAGGATATTAAACAATTAGCAGAGCACATGAAATCTGTTGAATCAGATTTTATTTATGATCCTGAAGCAGAAAAATTAATTACAGAAACTGCAAATCAAGAAGACATTGATTTTGAATCAGAATTAAAAGATTTAGATAAAGAATATGAAGAAGGCATCAAGAATAATTATTTTGATAAAGAAGACCAAGAACTTTTTGAAAAATTAAGTGAAGATGATTCACCTAAAATTAAAGCACTTTTAGATGCCTATAAAAAGTGTGTTTTAAAAGGAGGTGAATAATGCCAATTTGTATTAATGATTTAAAAGCAGCATTAAAAAAGCATAAACTTTTTGAAGATACTAAAGAACGTCAAGATTTTATTGATGCTTTAAAAAATGCACAAGATAAACGCAAGTTCAAACAAGCTGTAAGTCGAGGTCAGACAGCCGCTAAAACCATTGATGAATTTAAAAAGTTAATTGATAATCGTGCAAAACTAAAACGCTATCAAGCGCATCTTGCACTTCGTGCTAGAAAAAGTCTTCAAGAACAAATCTTAAGATTTAGAACAATTGGTGATGGTGTAAAGAGTGTTTATTATAGCATTCAGTCTAATATTAAAGGTGCACAATCGTCACTAAGGGATAGAGTCAGTTCAAATAATTCTATTTATTTGGGGGGTTATGCCAATGAATTGGAAAAAGGTGGTGCACTTCAAAGATTTAATACTTATAAAGATCAATTAGAACTTTTAAAAGTTTTTAAAGGTGAGACAGATATTTCAAAGGCTGATCCTGAAACCAAAGTTATTGTGAATGCAACAAAACGAGTTTATGACTCATTATCAAATCAACTAAGAAGATTAGGTGTTCCCGTTGGAAAGATTGATGATTTTTTTGGTTATCGCAGATATATTTATGAAAAAATTATCTCACCCACAGGAGCTGCAATTGGTGATTTGCAGTTAAGAAGACGATTATTCTTTGAATTAAAAGGAGATAAGCAAGCTATTCATGACGCTATTTTAAAGGTAAGTGAAGATAGATTCATTGATGAAATGATGAATAGAGTAGATTGGGATAGAACAGAACCAGGTTTATCTCTAGATAAAAGAGAAGATTTTCTAAGACGATCATATAAAAACATTGTTACAAAGATCAGAGAAAATAAACAGATTGGTGGTAATTTTGACAGACCCTCTTCAACTTTTAGATCAGCGCGTGGGCGCGTCATACATTTAAAAGATGCAGAGAGTGAATGGCATGTTTTAAGAACCTATGGTGTGGGGAATGTCACAGATACCATTTTGTCAACTATTCAACAGATGTCGAAGGATTTATCATTTGCGCAAAAGTTTGGTCCCAATCCTGCCAATATGTCCGCACAAATTTTAGAGTGGGCAGCTAGAAAAGGAAGACAAGAGAAAAATATACGCAGGGTTATTAGACTATCGCAATTAACTTTTGATGGTCAAATGGGTAAATTGGAAAATCCAAGCATTGGTATGAGTGGAAAGATTTTTGAAGCAGCCAGAGCAATTATTTATCAAGCAAAAATGGGAGCAATATTGCTTAAATCACTTCCTGATTTTGCTCACGGAATTTCGCATTTAAGGCAGTTTGGTGTAAATTCCATGGAGGCGTTTGCCATCCAATTAAAATCTTTTATTGAAGGAATGCCTAAAAAGGGCGATAGATTTGCACTAGGTAATGCTCTAGGTTGTTTTACTGATAATTATATAGGGCAAAGTGTCGCTACAAAATTTGGAGATACTGGCTCATCTGTCCCTTTTGTTTCTAAATCGATGCAATTATTTTGGAAATTAACAGGACTACCAAGACTTGATAATACTAGACGTTTTGCTATGTCATCGACTATTTCAAATTTACTAGCAAAATGGACAAAAGAGGACTTTTCAAAATTATCCGATCCTGTTAAAAGAATGCTAAATATTTATTCATTAGATGAAACAGACTGGCGTGTTTTTCAACAAAATCGTGACTTGTTTCAAAAACAAAATGGCCGGATATATCTTACAGCACATGATATTGATAATTTTAGATTAGAGAGTTTTAAAGAATTAACCGGTAAAGAATCACCGAGTACTAAACAATTAGAGATTGCAAGAGAAGATTTAAAAAATAGATATTCGGATTTTATTGTCAATCAAAATAATTTTGGGAACATTACTCATGATCCATTATTAAAATGGTGGTTGCCAACACATTGGCCGGTGTTGGGTCAAGTTTTTAAAATTATGACGATGTTTCATACTTATCAATTTGGTTTTGTAAGACGTATCTTAGGTCGGTTCTTATATGGAAATGGTGCACGAAATCTCTATGAAGCATTCTTTAGCAGTCAATATCGAGGAGATTTGCGAGGAATGGCACTCTTTGCTGCGCAATCCTATTTATTCGGCTATTTAAGTTATGCGGCTACACAATTGGTGCAAGGTAAAGCTGTTCCGTCTTTTTCAAATGGTCGCACCTGGTACGAATCACTGTTACATAGTGATGTTTTATTTACATTAGGATCATTTGCTTTAGATGAATTTGGTTCACGTCCTGAAAAGATTAGTGAGTTGATAGCAGGCCCTGCATTTGGATCCGTCGATGATGCTGTCAGACTAGTAAATACTCTTGCACGCGGAAAACATCCAGCTGCAGCACTTGCCAATTGGTCAGTAAAAAATGCACCTGGCATGGGTTTTGTGAATCTATGGTATACACAATTAGCTGCTCAACAGTTATTCTTAAATTCAATGATGGACTCCGTGGATCCAGGTTATACTGAACGTATGCGCAGACGTGCACGCAAGAATCACGAAAGTTGGTTTATTCCGCCAAATTAGGAGATAAAACAATGGCTTTTAATAGAAATTACTTAAATACGATTTCATCTGGAAAGAATAATCGAGCAAATACACTTTATTCTTATCATAATCCTTATGACACATTAGCCACTATTAGTGCTGATGATTACTTTAATAATTTCAATGAGTTTTTAGTCAATGATATTATTTTCTGTATGGGATCAGATAGCCGTGATTTAAGAAGAATTGTTACAATTTCGCCCAATGTTACAACAGCGCCTTATCTGCCTAATGTTGATGACTTATGGAAAAGAGTAGGTACTACATTATATCCAGAATATGCTGGTGATGATGTTGATCTAGGGTCGGCAAAAATTACGACAACCTATACACCTGTTAATAATGAAGATTTAGCTAATAAATTATATGTTGATTCACAGGTTGCCGGTATTGATACCTTTAAAGAATTAAAAGATGTTACTTGGAAAGGCAATCCTAATTCGTTATTTAGGGTGGATGCAACAGGTCTAATATATGATGAATCAACTTATCAGATTAATGATGGATCAGGTCCAAACGATATTAATATCTCACGAGGGTCTACCACTTTAAACGTTATTGCGAATGCCACCATTGGAGATACCTTTACAACCAACGCAACAGTATCTATAACGAGTCCATTTACCGTGAGTTCAACGGTCACACTTGATCAGGATTTAGCAACAGCACAATCGCCGACATGGTCTGGTTTAACACTATCGAGTTTAAATACAGCGAACGGCATTGTTCAAACAGACGGCAGTGGTGTTCTGTCAACTTCAACCGATTTGCCCGACGGCACAACTGCTACCACTCAACCGGCAGGCACTTCTAATACCACCATTGCAACGACAGCCTATGCTGATACACAAATTAATTTCAAACAACACAAAAACTTGTTGACTGCCACAGATTTTAACCTAAACCCAAACATCAAATATGGCCAGTCATCTGTTACATTTAGTAATAGCGATTGGTTTGCAGATCAGCATGAACTTGTTATCGAAAATATGACGACCGGTTCTGTTGAAAGAACCTATGTAAACGTTGCCTCTATTCCCGCTACAACTGACAGACAAACTATTACAGCTGTTCGATTAGTACCTGCAACGCAGTTTACTTTTAACGGCACTGGAAAGGAACGATTATACGTTCGAATGCCCATCGAAGGTTATGATTTTACACACATTTATAATCAGACGTTTAATTTTTCAGTAACGATGCGCGCTAATCCTGCGGGCATTTATACGATTTGTTTTCGTGATAAAAAGACCAGTGCAAATGTTGCTTTTTTACATCAAGTCAATCTAACCAATACATTTCAGAATTTCAGCTTTAATGTGCCGGTAACAACTTATTACTCAAACGGTGTTTGGGAATTTGATGATGCGTTGGGACTTGAGGTTGATATTGTTTTAAATGCAGGGGCTTTTTTCATCAACGGCGATTTAGATTCATGGCGTCCACAAGACTCATTAATGTCAAATCTGCAGACAGTTGACTGGGGAAAAGATGCAGGCTGGGCAACACATTATATTGAATGGTACGACGCACAAGTTGAAGTGGGCACTGTTCAATCTGCATTTGAAATATTAACAGTGGAAGAAGTCCTCACAAAATGCCTACGCTACAATAAATCATCGTATAATTCAGGGGTGCGCATAGGTACTATTACAGACGTTGGTTGTAGTGTTGCCTCTGCCACTGCTGGCACGACGTACGATGCTGTACCACTTGCTCGCTATTTTGATATACCTTTGAGAAATACGGGTACAACCACATTCTTTTCAACGAATAGCGGCGTAATCAATCGAGTATATGACACGGTTAATAATAAAGACATCACGATCACCAGCGTGAATGATGAAGGCGTCAATAGTACAGGCTGGCCACTCTTAAACGCAGCCCCCGGCGGTCTACTACCGACGTTATTAAAAGCACATTTTTACATTCAAGCACAGATTTAAGGAGATAAAATTATGGCCGATCCAACCGTTAAAAACAGATTACGACTTTTACAATACAATGCAACATCTGGTCAAACAACCTTTACTTATAACTGGTTGATCTATAATGAATCAGATTTAAGTGTCTACAAAAGAGCCACGGGCACCGTGGCAAACGACTCAACTGATATTTTAACACTCACCACAGATTATACGGTAACCGGCGTGGGCGATGAGGACGGCGGTACAGTTGTTTTAAACGCCGGCGCAACGCTTAACGATGTTGTCACAATCATTGGTAATACAACTAAACAGCGTTTAACTGTCTATGCATCCACCGATAAGTTCAGCGAGACAGCCTTTAATACTGACTTTAACTCTGAAGTTATCTTTTCACAAGAGAATTGGCGTGATACAGCCTATAAAATGCCGAAATATCCCTATTCAGCTGTTCTGACATCGGCTGATCTTGTATTGCCGCAATTGTCTGCCAAAGAATCGTGGCGCATGGCAGAAGACGGGTCGGCTATCGAAGCTGTTGAAATTAGTGAGAATTTACCCGGGGAAGAATTGTACGGGGTGACAACAGGAGCAGCAAATACCTACGCCGTAACAATTACAGATTTTCCGGGCTATAGCGACGGAATATCCGTTTACTTAAAAATTAACGTGAACAACAGCGGCGCATCAACACTTAACGTAAATGGACTGGGTGCTATCGATATAAAGAAAGATTCCTCAACTAATCTTGAACTCGACGACCTGGTTGCAGATCGCACGTATAAATTAGTGTATCATGACAGTACTTTTTTTATGCTCGATACGAAAAAAGCGTCGCATAATTCGCGCGGCTTAATTGAGCTTGCGACCCAAGGACAGGTCGATACCGGCACCGACACGACAAGAGCCGTAACACCGGCCACCCTGGCGGGTAAAGTTGCAACAACGACAGCGCAGGGTATAACCCAGCTGGCAACGCAGGCAGAAGTTGACGCCGGGACTGTAAGTACAAAATGTGTGACGCCGGCGACGCTTGCAAACCACCCCATTGTTTCAACACAGGGGTACTTGTACGGTTTTACACTGTCGAACGCCGCAGCCGACACTGATCACGATATTACCCTGTCGGCAGGGGCTGGACGCTCTGCTGATAATACAGTGTATATCAGCGCAAGCAGCGCAATCACGAAACGCCTGGACGCCACCTGGGCGGACGGGACGAACAGCGGCGGACGAGCCGCAGGTGTTGCGCTGAACAGCGATACAAC